TATTATATTTATCAATAATTTATCTAATCTTTAAGCGCTCTTTTTAGAACTAATTTATAACCTAATTTATAAGTTGAGTCCCATGAGCATTTTCGCCAATATCTATGAATAATATTTGCTTTAATTTTCTCCAACCTCTTTATCTTTCTAAATTTATTCTGTAGATTAACAATTAGATAGGTCTTATCAATGCCAATAATCATGTTAGCAAATTTATATTTATACATAAAACCCAGTTTTATTTGCGGTTTCCAGGATCCTGAACTATATTTCAGTTTATTCCAATCATCAACTGCTTTTAACGACATCGTGTCTCTACACGATTGTTTGTTTTGTTTACCTAAATTATCGAGACTATTCATATAAGAATCATGAATAAGATTTAGACTACAAAAGAACGATTTTAGTTTACTTGGATTGATGCTATCAGTATTATTATCAGATTTAATAGAGGCTATTAAAATATTATTACCTACTTCCTCTCCTAAAATATCCCAAGGACCGTGTTCTCGGCAATTATATTTCTGATAAACACATAAGTCATATCCTGGTATAAAATGATTGTCATCTGACATTATTAATTCTGTTATTAAATATTTTAATAAAATACATCAAATTTATTAATATATTACCATATATATCCTGGCCCATAATCTGCCAGTAATTCTTCTCCCTTCTCAATATCTCTTAATGTCTCAATATGCATTCTTGAAATTTTTTGGGTAAATTGAACATTTGGTTTATCTTTTTTATATTTTTTTCCATTAATATATCTGGTCCAATTAGACACATGTTTATTTATATCAGACGAATCCACATACTTTGTAATTTGTTCATCATTTCCCTTACCTTCATATATTGCCATAACATATGCGCTTTCATCTAAAAAATTTAAATCTTCGTCAGTTAATTTATCAGCGCTAAAAACTTTACCTTTATAATAACCAAGAAATGAACCTTTTTCTAAGAACATGTTGGCAAATACCCCTAATCCAGCATTTTTAATATTAGATTTTTTGACTACAATTCTTTTTTTATGTTTTAGGTCAGACATTTATGATAAATATATATATTATTATTTGTTATTATAATAAATTTGATAGGTTTTATTGTAATATTATTAATTAGTAATATGTCTACAATTATACTTATTGGAATAGATCCTTTCGCACAACCAGGTGTAGATTACATTGATAAATTCAGCACATTGGAAGAAGCATATTCTTATGTTGAATTATGGTTAAATGAGCATCTTGAGAAACAAAAAAAATTTATTTGTGGTCTTAAGGGAAATAAGAATGATCATATAAAAAAATATATAGAACAGCTTAAAATTGATTACTATATTAAATTTTATGGTGAATTTACAATTGAATCAAGTGAGCCTTATGAATATAAATGGACAATTTATGAATTTTAATATAATATTAAAAGTAATCTTATATTTATTATGTAATGAAGACAATTGTGCTAGGCTCAGACCATGCTGGTATTTTATTAAAAGAACAAATTAAATCATATCTTTTAGAAGAAGGACATTTTATTTTAGATAAAGGTTGTTATACTTCTAAATCATGCGATTATCCCGATATAGCAGAATTAGTTTGTAAAGAAATTAGTTCCGATACAATAGGTATTCTAGTATGTGGGACAGGTATAGGAATGTCAATTAAAGCTAATAGATATGACCATATTCGATGTGGATTATGCACAAATGAGTTAATGGCAGAGATGGCTCGTAAACATAATGATGCTAATGTTTTGGCATTAGGAGCAAGAATTTTAGATAATGATATATCATTTAAAATTATTAGTAAGTTTTTAAAAACAGAATTTGAAGAAGGTAGGCATCAACGAAGAATTAATAAACTTAACTATAACTCTATAAGAGATATTGCTGATATTCTTTAAATTCTTCCCAAAATTTATCTGTAAAATATAATTTTATAATAGGGTGGGTTAATCCATTTTTGATGATATCATAATATATATCTAGCGTAATATCTAATTCCTCATATACTGAGGTTGGTGTTATATATCGGGGATAATCTAATTCATTGTCTTTACGAGTTTTTTCTATTACATTTCCTAATGAAAAAAATTTTGTTGTCTCCTCATATCGAATACATAGTATTATTTCCTCCGTTAATAAAAATTTATCCTCTTCTTCGCATTCAATTTTTAAATTAACAAGTGAATCCATAGTAAAAATTGGAGGGTCTGTATCTGAAACATCTTTTAAACGAAGTCCTATATCTTCTCCATTAAATTTGAGATATATTTCTACAATATCATTGTTATATACAGTATTTATATCATCCTTATTTCTACTGCTTATAAGATCTCTTAATTTTTGACTATTAGATAATTCATCATTTGTTGTGTCATCTATAATAATTAATTTATTAGATAATTCCATTCTAATATATTAAATATTAGATAATTTTATATTTTATATTACAAATTCTTTTTTAACTCTATAAGATTTAATTTAGATACTATATCGCTACATACTCCTATACAAACGCATTCATGATGGTCATCCAATATATCTTTAGATGAAAAATGAATAAAAAAATCTCTCTGCTGATGTCGAATTTTAACTATCCATCGGGGTCTAACACATTTGAAAAAATCATCATTAAATTTATGAATTTTATTACTAAAATAAGCATACTCTCCTATATTAGGCGGCATTGAAATATTGTGTGGATACATTTATTTAGATATAACAAAAAAAATAATTAATTAATACAAATGTTAAGTTTGTATTATTTTATTAGGATTATTCATTGGAACTTTCGTCCGACAATGATTTTCTACAGCAAGGACATTGCGGAGTTTGACATTTGTTTACAAGCCATTTCTTAATACATCTGGAATGAAAACAATGTCCACATTTAGTCATACAAATTCGAGATCTTACTTTGATATCTTCCATACAAATGGCACATGTATGAATTGTGTGCTCTTTTTTAGCATTTATAATAGGTAAAATTTCCTTAAACTTGGCAAGACTAAGTCTTACAGGAGGCGGTGGTTCAGACATATCTTCTTCAACCCCATGAATCATATTAAGAATATTGTCTACCAGGTCGCTGATACAATTGTTTTTAACAGCGGCCAATATACTCGACGCTTCGCCATAAAGCATCAACTGGCTATTTTCAATCATAAAGTTGGAATTAACTATAATATTAGCAATCTTCTCGGCCGATACATTTGTATCACGATCATGATACAAATGTCCAAGAATTTTTCCAAGATAACTTATAATAGTATTCATTGAATTATGGAAATCTTCAGATTCAAACCATTCTGTTACAGGTTTAGTAAATGTTATAGAAATCGGGTCACTTGAATATTCTTTCATTTTTCTAGTATTATAGTTGTGAGTTACATTGATTTCCTCAAGCCTATTATTTAAGATGTCTTCTGAAATTTGGGAAAAATTGGAATTATACTTATGAACTGGTAAAATTACTTCAATTTCATTTGTGCTGGCTTTAATGTAATGCTTACCTTTATTATTTAGAAAATGTTCGCTTTTAATATATTTGGTATCTTTAGTTACAGTAATTGGATTTTGCCCATCGTTTTTAGAACTTTGAACCAAATCATCAAGCTCCCTTTCAATTTTCTGGAGAATCTGGCGTTGTTCGTGTTCATTCATTTCGAGTGTTGGGAATTCCATGGTATAGAAGATTATTTCAGCATTTAAAAAAATTTAAAAAATCAAATTTTACAGAATTTTTGAAAGTGTAGTTGTATTCCTATCCTCAGGAAGAACGTAATCTAAATCAATAAACTTGAAAATGTCTTCTTCTGATTCAAATTTATTTTTACCAAGTTTATCATTAATCTCTTTTTCTGAAACAGGCTTCTTTGTCTTCTTATCACTAATACAATACTCATTCATAGAATATCCCTTTTTTAAAGCGAGCATTCGCATGTGTGAATTAAAACCACCAGAACCCGTGAAATATAGTTGGGCAAATGGATATTGGTCTATTTCCGTGTCAATAATATCAATATGTCTGAAGTGAGTAAATCCTTCTAATTTCGATATACCCATAAATTTTTTTTTTCCCGAAGCTAATACGTCCTTTACAATATCCCTCTCCTTTAGTTTGCTGATGAAAAGGTCCCTATACAATTTATTTTTACCTTCGGGTCCGGATATTAATACATCTAAATCACCTGAACTTAGATGTTTTCTTCTAAAACTTCCATTAATTGAAAATAACATGTCAGGAGCTATTTCATTACAAATGTCTGAAAGAACTTCATTATATTTAAGCATTTCTTCTCTTGGAATACGAGTTATTAGATCATCGTGGTATCTTAATCCCATTTTCTGTTTATCATGAATTATAGTTGGGTCTTCTTTAAACTTCAATTTTAATCCATCAATTGTAGTAATTCCATATTTTGACTGTAGTTCTTTTGCTTTAGCAGGACCTATATTTGCAACTTTTGTTAGATTAATTACAGCTAATACAACTGGGTTTTTAAGAGCTTCTTCTACATAAGGAATAAATCCCGTCTTGTTAAACTCTTTAATTTTCTCAATTGTTTTTGCTGGATTTTTCTTACCACTTGATTTAAACCAACTTTCTAAATCATCCATATCTTCTACCGATTCCTTTGGATAAGTTCCTAATATTTTAATTGCGTCAACGTATTGTCTAATTTTGAAAGGTGCTCCTTTAGAGTTATCAACGGTAGTTTTATGAATCAAAATTTGAAATTGGTGCATAAGTTCCTTTTTATTTTCCATCTTTCTAATAATAGAAATCTTTAGCTTTAGATTGAGATTCATGGTTCATAGCGGTTAAAATAATCAACAAAAAAAAAGGATAATCAAATTTTATTATATTATTTTCTATTAAGTTTACTTCTTAGCTTTGGACACAATCTTCTTCTTTTTTTTAATCTTGGTAGAAGTCTTTTTAGTAACTGGAACAACTACAGGAGTTGAAGAAGCCTCATTAGAAGCAGGGGATGAAGGCTCTTCTGTAATAGGAACAACTACAGGAGTTGAAGAAGCCTCATCAGAAGTAGGGGATGAAGGCTCTTCTGTAACAGGAACAACTACAGGAGGAGAAGAAGCCTCATTAGAAGCAGGGGATGAAGGCTCTTCTGTAACAGGAACGACTGTAGGAGTAGGCACATCATCTAAAGGAGAAACTGTCTTCTTACCAGATAGTTTTTTTTTACGAGAAAACTTTACTTTACTAGCTTGGTTACTACTTGATTTTGTAATAGTAATATTATATTTACTAATCAAATCTTCATATTGTGTTACTTCTGGACACAAGTCTACTACCTTTGTATTAAAATCGCAACCCGAAGCATCAGAAATTTCTTTAAGAACTTTTAGTTTTGTTTCTACAAGCATACGTTTAACATAGGAATCATCTCCCAATTGCTCTGAAGTAACAGTAATTTCGATTTCGCTTTCTTGTGTGGAACTCATGTTGGACTGGTAAAACTGTTATTGTAAAAAAATTTTTAATTTAATCAAATTTTTTTTTTTATTAAACCAGAGAAACTTCGTTGTGTTCTAACGTAACATCTTCTAATACTTCAGCCATAAGATTGCGTTTAATCATTTGCTTACTAATAATAATCTGATCAATAGTTTTAATATTCATCTCTTTATCGCACTCTTCAAGAAATCTATCATTAATAATAGTTGTAAATTTAAACACTTCTACTTTTTTACTTTGTCCTATCCTGTGAGCTCTGGCAATCGCTTGAATCTCATTACTTGGATTCCAATCTGGAGATATAATGAATACAGATGTAAACTGTTGAAGATTTAAACCTACACCTCCTGCCTTAATTTGAATAATCAATACCTTTTTAGATACACTGTCTTTAGGAAATTTAGCCAAAATAGCTTGTCTTTCATAAGATGACATTGAACCGTGGTATAACTCGCTCTCAATACCATTTTTGCTTAGTTCCGTTTTAATCATTTCCATTTCTGCTCTAAAATGACAGAAAGCAATTGAATATCCTTCTACCTCTTTTACTTTTTCAATAAATTTAGTAATTTTAGTTGATGGCTTATAATCTTCTTTCTCAGTGGGAATAAATCCATACTTTCTAGAAAAACTGTGTAGTGCCAGTTCGGGATGGATAGATGCTTGTCGAAGCCTCAATATTTGTTCAAGCATTTCCATAGATACACCACCGTATGCCAGAGCTGCTTCTCCACCAAGGTCGTCCATAATGTTTCTATGAAGAGCCAAGTAAACCTCTTGTTCTTCTTTGGATATAAATTTACATTGACAGTTAGTGATAGTGTAGTCATCCAATTTTGAAGTTGTATTTTCAAGATGTTTCTTAGTTCGTCGAAGCAAATTATTTGAAATCATATCATTTAGAGGCATAGCCACTTTTTTAGAATTGACGAATTTAAAAAGTGTTTTAACATCTGCCATCTTATTCTGTAGGGGAGTTCCTGTTAAAATCCACGAATAAGTTCTTTTTAGCTTATTTACTTTTTCGAAAATATTAGTTTTACTATTTCTAATATAATGTCCTTCGTCCAGAATTACTCTTCCCCATTCATTTTCATATACGAGATTATCCTTAGTTTTTTTACTAGCAGTTACGATCCCGTATGTTGTAATTACAATTATATTAGACATATTATCTTTTCCATTAGTTGTCCTATTTATCCTGAGTTGTTCCCAACTTTTCGGTCGACCAATACCTGTGTGAACAACAATGTTTTTAGGATTAAAAATATTCCTCATAGCATCTGCCCACTGATTGACTACACATACGGGAACAATGATAAGATTAGTATTAACAGGATTTTCTTTCATTAACGCACCAATTTGTATAGTTTTCCCCATTCCTGGCTCGTCACAAAGTAGTCCTCCTTTAATAGGGGATACTTTTTCCATCTTGAGAAGTCTCTTGAGTCCATTTGTTTGATGTGCCTTAAGAGGATATGGTGTATTCTTATCCATAAATTTTATTGTAGAATTCCCAATAATAAACTTTTTCTTTTTCTTTTTCTTAGAAGCAATCTTTTTAATAATAGAATTCATAATGTCTTCTACTTCAGAAGGCACTTCATCGTGAATGCGCATAAGTGTCGATTGTGACATATTAGATGTCTGGATTGGATTACTCTGAAATAAAAAAAAGGGTGAAAATCAAATTTTTTTGTATTATAGAATCTAATCGCTATCATTGTAAAGCTCAAGCAACTCTTTTGGCGGATCACATTCTGTGAAAGACTCACCATCGTCATTCAGAATTCCTTCCCAATCAAAATCTCCATCACTATCCAGCGAAAATACCCATTTTTTAGAAATGACTACATGCATTACTTTACCGTTAGACATTGTTGTTTCAATGGAACCTTCTAGCATTTTTTCAATATCATCAGTTGATTCTGATTTAGATGGTTGAACAGGACTTTCTGTATCACTATCATCAACAATTGCGTGCTTCATCTTATCCTTTTTAGTGCCCTTAGGACGACCCCTCTTCTTCATAGGAGTTACGGATACATCTTCTGGGTTATTAATTGACCATACTCGTTCAATAAGCTTCTGCTTAGAACCTGCTGATTTCATATCATTTGATTTAAGAATATCCTTTAGATCATTTCCCTTAAGTTCCTTTAGTTCATCCATAGAACCAGCAGTTTCCCAGTTATTAACAGTCAACTTTTTATCTTTCTTTTTAGAAGCAGTATTTTTCTTCTTTTCCTCTTGGAAAACAATATTTTTAGGCATACATTTATAAATTTCTTCCACGTCAATATCACATTCCTTTGCGACAATTTCCGAAAATCTCTTTAGATAATCTTCTACTTCTTGCTTTACCAATTGTTCTTGACCTGGACGGAATGGAACCGTAATTTCTTTAGTTTCGGAAGATTGAGTTACATTGATATGTTCACTTTCTGTTGCGGTGTTACTCATGTTGGTTGATTGGATTGTTTAACCTGAACTGAAAAAAAAATAATCAAATTTTTTTTTCATTACGCTAATAATTATTAATGGTCATTTAGAACGCTCTATTAATATTTCTTCTTAAAATAGCAAGCTCTCTAAATAACTGATTAGAATTCCTCATTAAGCTGGATACACTTAATAACTGGCCCTTACCTCTTGACAATATTCCTTGGTAATTAAAGCATTGATTACATGATTTAGAATAACCAAATGACCTACTTCTTATATTATAACAATATGCTTTAGTTTGCCCATGTCTTGTTCTTCTTGGTTGAGCAAATAATCTTGGATTTTTCATTAGAATATCTATTTGTTTTTGATAATTTATTATATCAGTTCTTATAGAGAACATAGCAGCGAAACATTTATTATATGCATTTTTAGATATACCATATTTAAATGTAAAGCAATTATAAGCTCTTTGTTTTAATCTTTCTAAACCTTTCAATATAAGATCTAATTGTTCTTTATATTTCTTAGCAACTTCCTTAAAACCATTATTACATTTATACATCTTATCTATTACTAAGTATAACATTTTAGCCGCACTAATCTGCATATCAATTGCTGTTCTAAGAAGGGAAAACCCTTTCCTTGTAACTCCAAATATTGATTTAAATACAGAGCCAGCAGCTACAATTCTATTTTTAATATTACTAAAGAGTTTTGTTATATTTCTAACTTTTCTGGCAAGAGAGCCTATTTGCTTGGTTAATTTACGAATTTTATTTAAAGTTCCTAAACTTTTTTTTCCTATTTTTTTAATACCTCTTTTGGCCGATTTAAAGGTTCTTTTAGGATTTTTTACTGCTCTGACAATTGCTCTTGGTGACTTTTTAACTACTCTTACTATCTTTTTAGGAGCTGATTTAATTTTTTTAACGGCTTTTTTGGCTGTGTTTTTAATAAATCTGCTAAAACTTCTAAATCCCCAAAAATGTTCTATATTTCCTTCATTTTTAACAATAAAACAACAGGTTAATATTAATATAATTATTAAACCAAATAGTATAGATTTATTCATATAATATACTATGGTTTTTTTATTATTATCTACTATAAAAATAACCTGAATATATATATATATATATGGTTAAAGCCGAAGATAACCTTGTCAATATCTATTTTGACGCTTTTACAAAAGCACTTACTTTAGTAGTAGCATTAGCATGGAATAATGCTTTTACTGAATACTTTAAGAATAATCCATCTCTCAAAGCATTGGGACCCTGGCTTTATGCGTTCTTTATAACGGGAGTTGTAGTATTTTTAATGATTGCTTTGGCAAAAATAAGAGTAAAGATTGATTTGTGGTATGGAAAATTTAAAAAAAAAATACTAGCAAATCTTGGTAACGAAGAAGAAGTAGAAGAAGAAGTAGAAGAAGTAGAAGAAGTAGAAGAAGAGCCGGAAAGTTTTGATGATTTCAAGACTAAAAATATAGATTACACACAGTTTTAATGCGTAAATTATAACTATTAATTAATCATATTATATGATATAATATGCCTAATTTAAATTTAGCAATATTAGCATCTGGAAGTGAATATAATATTAATGCGATTTATCAATCAATTACCTGTGGTATTCTACCAGCAAATATTACTGCTGTGGTATGTAATAAAAAATGTAAATGTATGGAGTATTGTAAATCAAAAAAAATTAATACTATTAACTATACTCGGGATGTAAAAAAATTTACAAGAGAACAATATGACCAAGAATTAATTAATAAATTATCACCATTTAATATTGATATTATCTTAGTTTTTGAATGGACTTACTTATTTACAGCTATATTTACTAAGCAATTTGATAAAATAATTAAAATAAATAGTGTATATAGCTCTAGTTTAGGAGGTTCTAATAACATAGATGAAATATTTAATGGACTTGTAAATTCAAGAATTAAATCTGCAAGCTCAAATCTTGAACTAATTAATTTAGATAATACTAGAAAGAACATTATATCAGAGGTAATATTGCCATATGAAAAATCGTATACTAAGGATGAATTTATAAGCATTTCGAAGAAATATGAAAATATGTGTTTAATAAAAGGATTAATTCAATATCATGAGAATCAAAATAAAACTATTATGTTTAATGCAGAGAATACGAAGCAAAAAAGTAATTTTAAAACATTAAGAGATATTGATTATGATAGGCTTCTCATTGAATATAATAATTATGAATATGCATTTGGAATAAAAAGGTGTAAACTTAGGAATAAAGGAAAATTTGTAAGTTTAAGTAATAAATGGTGGATGGATAAAACAAGATATATAGTTGATAACCATTATATATGGAGCGATGGTAAATTTATGGTTGTAAAAAAAACAAAACCGATCAAATATATATTTGAAACTCATGGATTTCTTGCCAATACTTTCAATACTAAATTGTATGATTTATATAAAAATGGTGCTAGAAAAATAATTACATCTGAGAATCTTCCGGATGGACTGACTGAATACTCGTTTCTTACAAAACCAATAGTAAATGTTATTAATAAGTCTACTCATAAAAGTGTCAATATTGATACCTTAGTTGCTGAAAATGTTTTATCTCAAAATAGTGTAAAAAAAATATTAGATTATTGTCATAAATTATACGCCTATACATATAGAATACGCGATAAAATTGGCTTGACACTTGCTTCTTCTCAGTATGAATTTGGATTAGATAGTAATAATAACATAGTTCTGATAGATGATATTCATTCATATAATAATTCTATATTTTGGGAATATCAGGAAGAATGTTATAGTAAATCGAAGCCTAATATATTTAATAGTAATGTAGTTTACAATTGGCTTTTACAGAATTGTTCAGATATTACTAAAGATATTCCAGTTATACCTTCAACTATACTAAAAGAAGGAGAAGAATCATATTATAACTATGTTCGTAGGCTATATTCAGCAGATGATATAGTAAAATGCTCAATTCTAAATACACCCTTTAGATCAGACAGTTGGTCTTGGACAACAGCAAAAAATATTTATTTAAATTATAATCATGATGATATGGTTTGTATTGTAACAGACAATAAAGATGATTCTTGTGTAAAGAAGGCTATCTTAGCATTTAAAAATAACAATATTTATGCTAATATTTTTGAAATTTCACCATATAAGGACATTATTAAATTAATTGGTCATATAAAACAACATGATTCTTCCATAAAGAATATGATTTGGGTATCATTAAGTAATGATATCAATCCAATATGCGGGATACTTTCAGCTAATACTAGACATCCAGTAATAAACTGCCCAATATCAATTGATAATAAATTTAGTATACAATCTATTTTATCTTCAATTCAACAATATAAAGATAGTCCTGTTCTAACAATCTTAGATTTTAATAATTTATCAGGAGCTTGTAGAAAGATATTTGCTAAATAATACATACAATATTTAAATTTATGGTAATACTATAAATACTAAATTTATAAATACAAAAATACACTCAAAAAAAAAGTACGAAGGATTTTCATTTTCAGAAAAAGTTTTGGAAAATCAAAAAAATCCCCCCCCGCCAAAAATGTTACAAAGTAACATTCTTAAAAATGTTACAAAATAACAAAAAAAGTTCCTAAATGTTACAAAAATAGTAACATTTATTTATGCTAAAAGTTAGTCAAAAAACGATAATTAAATTAAAAAAAATTTAGGAGGATTAAATAATATAAAAATGTTAAATATTTAAAGAAAATTTATATTTATTATTTAATGGTGGTATACAATTGCCCGAGATGTGGATATTCCACTGGTAATAAAAGTTATTTTAGAAAACACTTATTACGAAAAAAAGTTTGTAAAGTTGTGCTTAATGATATATCAGTTGAAACGATACTTCAAGACATAGAGGTTAGAAAAAATAGTGCTAATTTAAAATTGGAACAATTTAAAAAAACGCCTAAAAAGCTAGAAAATGTTACAAAAAATGTTACAAAACCAAAAATAACAAAAAACTATAAGGTTTCAGGAGAAAGTAATGTTACTAAAAAACAGGGATTGCCAATAAACCTCGGTAAAAAAAATGTTACAAAATCACATTTTAGCGTCAGCCAGCAAAAAGTAACATTTAAAGCTCATGAAAGTTCCTATAATTGTAAATCGGAAAATAACGATGATGGAACAAACCTGCTTAAAATTTGGGCTGACGCAGGTGATCCGAAAATAGTTAGCGTCAGCCAAAACGTCAGCCAACAAAAAGTAACAAAAAAAGTTCCTGAAACTTCAATAAACACAGCTATGGAAAATACCAACACACCTTTAAACTTGCAGGCGGTTTGGGCTGACGCGGACATTGACGAAAAACAGTGCGTCAGCCAAAACGTCAGCCAACAAAAAGTAACAAAAAAAGTTCCTGAAACTTCAATAAATACTAAAATGGAAAAAACGACAAGTGGACAAAACCTGCAGACAATTTGGGCTGACGCTAAAAATACACAAAATACACAAAATAATAGCGTCAGCCAACAAAAAGTAACATTTAAACCTGCTATAACTAAGTC